TAATATATATCTATTTTATATATAGATATATACATGGATTTAGTAAACAACACTATAAATGCTTTTAGAAAGGATTATAGAAAAGATTTTTTAGATTTTTTAGATGAATATAGTACGTTGTTGGGGAAAAAGGGAGATTATTTCAAACAAAAAATATTTAAACGTGCACATGATAATTTGTTGGGTTATAATGAACCAATATATGACACGAAGGATATGTCAAAAATAAATGGTTTTGGACCGGGTATTATTAAATTATTGGATGAATTGGTATCAACTGGTTCAGTGGAAGTTTTTGAAAATGAAAAAAAACGACCAGCATATGTTTTGTCTGAAATATACGGTGTAGGTCCAAAAAAAGCGCAAGAATTAGTAAATAAAGGAATAACGTCTATTGATAAATTACGAACATCATTGGAGGAAAATCCAAAAATATTGAATGACGTTCAAAAGAAGGGTTTACAGTATTATGAAGATATTCTTGAACGTATTCCACGTAGCGAGATTGAGTTATATAAGAATATATTTCAAAAGTCGTTTGACAGCATAAAGGAGGATGACAGTAAATTTGAAATTGTTGGTAGTTATCGTCGTGGTTCTCAATCATCCGGGGATATTGATGTAATAATGACTTCAAATAATCGTAAGGTATTTGTGAATTTCATGGACGATTTATTAAAACAGAATATTATTGTGGAAGTATTATCACGTGGACCAACAAAATCATTGGTGATTACGAAATTGGATGATAATAGTAAGGCTCGTCGTGTTGATTTTTTGTATTCTGAACCCAAAGAATATGCATTTGCGACATTGTATTTTACTGGTAGTAAGGAATTTAATACTGTAATGCGTGGTTATGCTCTGACACAAGGGTATTCATTAAACGAACATGGTTTATATAAGAAGGAGAAGGGTAAAAAGAAGGAGGATAAATTGGATGATACATTTGTAGATGAGGAATCTATATTTGATTTTTTGGGATTGGTCTATAAACAACCAGAAGAAAGGGTTGGTGGAATTGCTGTTGTGAGTAAAGACGGGACCCCCGTGAAGATGGATGTCACAAAAGATGAGAATGTAAAAACAATGAAGAATGTGAGTGAAAAACCCGCGAAGAAAAACCGAACTCGCAAAGTAAAAGCAGAATTGAGTGAAGAGGAAAAAGAGAAACTGGAATACAAGAAAATGAAAAAAGATGAATTACGCGCGATTTTGGCAGGTTTGATGGGTTTGAAACCGAAGAAATCCAATTTAAAACACATGAAAGATAAGAACGAAATAATTGACAAAATAATTGAATTGAAATCGACTGCTGTGACAGAAGAGGATGCATCTGAACCCGTGGAAGAACCCGAAGAACCTGCTGAAGAAACAACAGAACAGGAGGAGGAACCAGCAGAAGAGGAACCGGCAGAAGAGGCAGAAGCACCCGCCGAGGAGGAGCCGACAGAAGAGGAGCCGACAGAAGAGGAGGAAGAACTTGCAGAAGAGGAGCCAGCAGAAGAGGAGCCAGCAGAAGAGGAGCCAGCAGAAGAGGAGCCAGCAGAAGAGGAGCCAGCAGAAGAGGAGGAAGAACTTGCAGAAGAGGAAGAGGAGCCAGCAGAAGAGGAACCGGCAGAACAGGAGGAAGAACTTGCAGAAGAGGAAGAGGAACCCGCGGAAGAGGAACCGGCAGAAGAGGAGCCAGCAGAAGAGGAGCCGACAGAAGAGGAGGAAGAACCAGCAGAAGAGGAGCCAACAGAAGAGGAACCGACAGAAGAGGAGGAAGAACCAGCAGAAGAAGAGCCAGCAGAAGAGGAGCCAACAGAAGAGGAACCGGCAGAAGAGGAACCGGCAGAACAGGAACCAACAGAAGAGGAGGAAGAACTTGCTGCAATGGAAGAAGTGGAAAAAATAGATGTTAAACCAAAAACAATGAAAAAACGTGGGCGTCCAAAAGGTTCCAAAAATAAAACCAAAAAATTAGAAAAACAAGATATTGTTATAGAAGCCAAAAACAAAACAATGAAAACAATACAAAAAGAAAAGAAGAATACAAGTATGAAATCAAGAAAAATCACAATGAAAGAAGAACAAATAATAGAAATGATGAATAATTTCAAATCACAAGGATTATCCTATTTAAAAACATTAAATAAGAAACAACTGGAGCAAATAATATTATTGGCAAACAAACAATTCCATTCTTATCTAACAGAAAAAGGTGATCCAACTTTGACAGATAATGAATATGATATAGTAACAGAATATATCGAAGAAAAATATAGTGATACAAATGTATTGAAAGAAGTTGGTGCTGAATTTGAAAAAAATAAAGTCACGCTCCCAGTAAATATGCCATCAATGGATAAAATAAAACCTACAACAAATGCTATCGATGTATGGAAAAATAAATACAAAGGTCCATATGTAATGTCTTGTAAGTTAGATGGTGTAAGTGGATTGTATTATACAAAGAATGGTGAACGAAAATTATATACACGCGGTAATGGTTCAGAAGGACAAGACGTTTCCCATTTATTAAAATATATAAATGGATTTCCAGAAGTGGAAGATGTCATTGTTCGAGGCGAATTCATCATCAAGAAAACAACATTTGACGAAAAATATAAAAATACATTTTCAAACGCTCGTAATTTGGTTGCGGGTATTGTGAATAGTAAAAAGGTGGATAAAAAAGCCGAAGATGTGGATTTTATTAGTTATGAAATGATAGAACCAACATTGAAACCCAGCGAACAGATGAAGAAAATGGAAGAAATGGGTTTTAATGTAGTACAGAATACGACGAAAGACGATGTAAATAATGAATATTTGTCAGAGTTATTGACAGATTGGCGAACAAATTATGAATACATAATTGATGGTGTTATAGTGAGTGATGATAAAACATATGGACGTGTAAATAAAAATCCAGAACATTCATTTGCTTTTAAAATGGTAATGTCCGATCAATTAGTAGAAGCGCGTGTTGTGGATGTATTATGGAAAGCGTCAAAAAACGGATATTTAAAACCTCGCGTTCAAATCAAACCTGTCAAGGTAGGTGGCGTGAATATAGAGTTTGCAACTGGTTTTAATGGTAATTTTATAGAAGAAAATAAAATAGGTATTGGTTCTGTGATACAAATTGTTCGCAGCGGTGATGTTATTCCACACATTAAAAGTGTAACAACACCAGCCGAAACCCCCAAAATGCCAGATGAACCATATACATGGACGTCTACGCATGTTGATATTATATTAGCAAATAAGGAGGATAATACAGATGTTATCATGAAACAAATAACTGCGTTTTTCACGACAATAAAGGTCGATGGTTTATCAGAAGGAAATGTAAGACGTATTATGGACGCCGGATATAATACTATTTGTAAGATTCTAGCAATGGAAGAGAAGGATTTTTTGAACGTAAATGGTTTTAAAAGCACAATGGCGAAAAAAATATACGACAGCATACGTTCAAAAGTGAAAGATGCAACACTTGTAAAAATTATGGCTGCATCCGGTAAATTCGGTAGGGGAATCGGAGAAAGAAAAATAAAGCCCATTATGGAAGCTTTTCCGAATATATTAGATAGTGTCGAAACAAATGGAGAAAAAATCAAATTATTGAAGAGTGTAAATGGTATTGGTAAAGAAAATGCGAAATCGTTTGTTGAAAATATTCCCGTATTTTTGGAATTTATGAGACAATGTAAATTAACACATAAATATCAAGAAGCAGCGGACAAAGAAGAGGAGGATATACAATCCAAAGATGCTACGATAATACAAAATCAAGAGAATCCATTATTCGGGAAGAATATTGTCATGACAAAAGTACGTGATAAGGAAATCATTGATAAATTACCGTTGTATGGTGCGACATTAGAGAATTCGATCAAGAAAGACACATTCGCATTAGTAGTGAAATCCAAAGAGGATGCTTCAAATAAAATCAAAAAAGCGAATGAATTAGGAATACCTATCATGACACCGGAAGAATTTATCGAAAAATACCTTACTAATGAGTAAATTGTTGTAATTATGTAATGATGTTAGAAATACATTACATAATATGTTTATAGAACGCGAAATAATGTAACGCGGGAGAGGGGTACTGAGTCAGGACAATGGAATCCGTTAGAATATTCTATACATATGATTGTATATTATCTATATTAATGAAGCAATTGTCTTTAGTGATAGCGTCAGTAATACTCATATCATCATCTAATTTATATACTTTAAAAAAATCACGTGATAATTGTTGTTTTGGTACATGTTTATGAACTAAACGAGCAATCATTTTATATAATTTGAAATTGGGATACCGTTCATTTCCATTCTTTTTGTATAGAATATTTTTGTTATTATCGTCGTGGCACCATTCATATATTATTTGTTGAAATCCATCCATATTTGATTTTTCCATTTCATCTTCAATAATAAAATCATATATGGAACAAGCAAGACGACATAAATCAAAGCTCATATTTGGTTCAATACGTTTTTTTGTAGAATCATAAAAAGGCTCGTAATTATACTGACCGTTTGCATCTCCATCATCTTTGAAACTATCACTGCAATAAGTTATACCATTGTAAGACAAAATAGCACGCCCGAAATCTATTAATTTGTAAATTCTTCCATACGTAGGAACTTTATATGTTTTATTGTTATATTGATAATATAAGTATTCATTGTCAGTATTTGAGAACATGACATTATTAGTATGTAGATCGTTATGTGTAAAATGAAATGATTTTTGTAGAGTTAATAGTATCATTACTATTTGGAATAGTGCGGAACGACCTTGTTCCTCATCAATAATGCCCTGTTTTAACAATGAATCTAGTGTATCATTACATTTGGATAAACATATCATTTGAATTGGGAAATTATTAATATATACATACAATGGTTCTTCATCAACTGAACTGTCATCATCATTGGAAATATATTCGTCATCGCTATTATCATCGTCACAATTGTCGCTGTCATCGTCTATATTGTCATTTTCATTATCACTAATACTTTCAATGCTATTGTCGTCACTATCGTCACTTTCATTTCCATTAATTGTTATTGTCTCTTGTAAATCATTAGAGTTAATTAATAATTCTTTTGTATTTTCGTTTACACTAATAGATGATGATCGCGACCTGTTACTAATATATGAATCCGTGTCATTATTTAAATCAAAGTCAGTTAAAACAATGTCATCGCCCAATTCAATGGCTTCCTTCTTTTTATATGTTGTGTTTAAAGCATTATTGGTGAAGCCAGTTTTAGTAAATATGTTTGTATGGAATAAATGTCCGATGTTTTCTTGAAAAAAATCGTGAGTTTGTAAATAATCCAAATCGTCCACAATATTCATTCTAAATTGTTTTTGGATACCTAAAGCGGAACCATAATATTCCACACCATGTACGAAATTATGTTTTTCGTTCAACATGTGGATTATAGCACAACAAAAATTATCAACATAGGTTGCATTGTGTATAGTGGAAATTTTTGGATGCAGATTTGTATTTGTGGAAGATGGAAGAGACAGTAGATTATCATCCATTTTGTATTTACCGACCATGTAATGGCATGGATCAAGTAATGGTCCATATTTTATAAAAATATCCTTGTTTATATTTTCATTTGTCTTTTTACTAAAAACAGTATTGCTATTAACAATATGTTTTTCATGACAAAATTGGATGGAATTAGATTTTTTTTCATTATCGAAATTACTATAAATGGGATTGTATAAAGTAATATTTGATATATCAAAAGGATTATAATCTAGTTCATTACAATCCCAATCAGAAACATTAAAATAATTATTGATATCATCAGTAGTATTAATTAAATGTTCGTTTATTCTATTTTTTTCTTCATTGAATGTATTTGTAATCATATTTAGTAAAGATTGTTCTAAATATTCTTAATAATTTAACCAAATTTATTAAATTGTTAAAATAAACCAATTGGAATATCAAATGTATCAAGGTTTGTATTGTAACAAGCGCGTTTTAGCAAAAATAATTAAATACAGCAATATATTAAAATGACATTAGAATTGAAAAAATTTGATATGCGTGCGATTACATTTAAACCGAATGAAAATAAAGGTCCCGTGATTGTATTAATTGGTCGTCGTGATACGGGGAAATCATTCTTGGTTCGCGATTTATTATATTATCATCAAGATATTCCAATTGGAACTGTTATATCGGGTACAGAAGCAGGTAATGGGTTTTATGGTAAACATGTCCCTAAATTATTCATTCATGAAGAATATAGTAGCGTTTTGATAGAAAATATATTGCGACGTCAGAAAGCGGTTCTCAAACAAATGAAAAAAGAAACCGAAACATATGGGAAATGTAAAATAGATCCAAGAGCATTCACCATATTAGATGATTGTTTATACGATCAATCGTGGACTCGTGATAAATTAATGCGATTGTTGTTTATGAATGGACGTCATTGGAAAATCATGCTTATTATTACAATGCAGTATCCATTGGGTATTCCTCCTAATCTTCGTACCAATATTGATTATGTATTCATTTTGAGAGAACCGTATATGACGAATAGAAAGCGTATATGGGAAAATTATGCGTCAATGTTTCCAACATTAGAATCGTTCAGTGCAGTGATGGATCAAACAACGGAAAATTACGAGTGTTTGGTAATTAACAATAATGCGAAGTCCAATAAATTGAACGACCAAATATTTTGGTATAAGGCAGAAAATCACCCGGATTTTAAACTGGGTTCAAAAGAATTTTGGGAAATGTCAAAAGGGATTGGTTCAGATGACGAGGATGAAATGTATGATCCTTCTAAAACACGAAAAAAGAGCGCTGGTCCTCAAATTAATGTGAAAAAGTCTAAATGGTAAACGTGTGAAGAAAACGCATCAAATAACCGCCCATTAACTCGCACTAAATATCATCATATATTGTAATATAAGATGATGAATAATGTGTCAAAA